TATTATGGATGTTTATCAAGGACACGGTAGATGCTCAGATTGTAAAGAAATGGCAAGTGCTGAAAAAGTTGAAGAGTCAGTAAACGAAGGCATGGAATTTGATGAAAAGCGCACAGACGATTTAGAAGTTGTAGCAAAAGATATTTTTAAAAATGCACTAGCAAATGCAAAGAAAAAGGTGAAGTAACATGAAAGCAATGGATTTAGACGAAGCAGTTAACTACAACTTTGCAGTTGTAGATGCAAATGATTTTGATAAAATAATTGGATTTACAAGTAACTTATCAGATGCAAAAGACATAGCACGTAGACACACAAAAAATGGTATTTCAAATGGAAAAATTATTAAGTTAAAGAAACCTATGTCAGCAAAAAAAGGTGACATGATGATTAACAGGTCATTGAGTGAAGATAGTGTCGATGGTTTAAAACATGAAACATTAAACGATTTTGCAATGGCACTTGAAAATCTTAACGCAGAATTTGTCGAATTAGATACACTAGACAGAGATCCAGATTCAAGCGGAGTAGGCGATTTAACAGATCAGTTAACAACAATGCGTAAACTTATACAAGGTTTATATGAAGTTGTTGACAGAGCTAGAGCAGTAGTTCCAAAAGGGTAATTGAAATGAAATTTGATAAACTAAAACTTACTGAATCAGAATTCGATGAAGCCGCTGGTGAAAAAGATGCTTGCTATCATAAAGTAAAATCACGTTATAAAGTATGGCCTAGTGCATATGCAAGCGGTGCATTAGTTAAGTGCCGCAAAGTAGGTGCTAAAAATTGGGGCAATAAAAGTAAAAAGTAATGCGTATTGAAGATATCTTAACAGAGAAGTGTTGGAAAGGCTACAAAAAAGATGGTATGAAAACCATGTTTGGAAAACGTGTACCCAACTGTGTTAAGAACGAATCTGAAGAAGTAGTAGAAGACCTTAAAGCCTGGTTTGGTAAAGGCAAAAAAGGCGGAGCAGGCGGTGGCGGCTGGGATGCATACAATACAAAAGGCGAACGTGTAGGTAAATGTGGCGACACAAAGAGCAAAGCAAAGCCCAAGTGTTTAAGTAAAAGTAAAGCTGCAAGTCTAAGAGCCAAGGGCGGCAAAAAAGCAATTGGTGCAGCCGTTAGTAAGAAACGTAGGCAAGACCCTAATAAAAATCGCAAGGGCAAAGCCAAAAACGTAAGCAATACCAAAGGAAAATAAAATGAATAATAAATTTAGTATAGGTGTTGTTATCGCTATTGTATTACAAGTAAGTGCATTTGTATGGTGGATAGCACAACAATCACAAACAATTGACACACTAAAAAATGAAGTAGCAGAACTTACAGCAAGAACTGAAGTTGAAAAAGAAGTAACATTGATTAATGATGTTCAGCAACTACGCAAAGATTTAGATGAACTAAAAGAAAATACACTTGGAAGTATATTAGATATTGACAATATGCGTGTTAGTGAAGACACTCGTTTAGGCGCACACATTGATGAACGTATAGATGGTTTAGGATCTTATGTTGATGAAAGACTAACAGATATCACAAACAACATTATTGCAGAATTTCAAAAACATGAAGAATTGATAGACGATCTTTATGTTGACTATGAAGATGCTATAGAGAAATTAGATAAGAAATTATCAGATAGAATTAATGAGCTAGAATGAAAGTAACACTTCCTAAGTATAATGGATCATATTGTCAAAATTGTGGACACCCTAGTCATTGTGGTGGTCCTTTATATCTCGAAGTAAAAGATTATGGTGTAAACTCAGAACCATATAATATAAAAGCATGTAGTTGTTGCCGTTGTAAATCTTGTGAAAAAACAATTAGTGATGCTAAAAAATCATAAATACATTTAACTTACAAGGAAGACATAAAATGAAATTACACCATTTATTTGAAAAGTCAATTGATCCTGCACAGGCTAAAAGGATGCAACGTATCTATGCTAAAATGCAAGAGAATCCAGCAGTTATTGACGAACTATGGAAAACAGTATCAACAATGACCGCTGCAGAGGGTGGTGAACTTAAAAATAGGATACTTGTAGCAGTAGATCCAAAAAATACAGGCAATGAACAAGACCAAACATATGCAGAAGGCTTTATTGAAGGTTTAGTTAATGCTATTGATAAAACAGAAGGCACTACTGAAGAAAGAATTGCGTTTGCTAAAGGGTTAGGAAAAGCAAGTCATATTGATACGACTGCATTACTACAACCATTAGCTGGTTGGGGTGACTGGTTAACCGGTAGTGAATTTAGTAAAAGATTGTTTGAAACATTATTTCTTGATCCAGCATTCTTACAAGCAAATAAAGGACCAGGTGAATTTGCACTTGCTATATTAAGTCCTGAAATTTCACTTACTGGTGCTAAAGGCGATATTCAAGTTAAAGGTAAACCAATTGAAGTAAAGTCAGGAAAAACAAGTTCTGGTGGTAGATTAACACCAACCGATGGAACACTTGGACAGTTATATAAAAACAAAGAATTTTGGGATGCCATTGCAGGCGAAGATGAAGCAAAAGCAGGACAGTTAGCAGGTGTTAACAAAGTTAATGCAAACAACTATGCACAATTCTTAGAGCAATACAACTTGGGACCTGAACAATCAACACAAATATTAAAAGCAATCTTTAAACATCCAGATGCGGTACCAATGGCACAGGCAATTGGAAAATCTGGAACAAATGCAACAGCAGCAGACTTGATTAAGTTATCAGTAAAGAACTATGGTGCATCACAAGGTGATGATCATTTCTTAATCTTACAAAAAGACATTAGAGCAAGTTTATATTTTGATGTTGACAATTTAGATCCAGTTCTTAATAGACTGTCTTTTTCATTGCCACTAATTGATAGTGATGCAAGAAGCCAAGGTAAAGCACAAATTGGCATTTTAAAGAAATCAAGATAATATGTGGGAAATGATTGAACGTATGGCCACTGATAGGCTTTGGGTATACACAGCATTAGCAGGAAGTATATTTGGCGCACTATTTGTTGCATGGGCTACAGATACACGTATAGCATTATGGGCATATGGTAAATGGGCGGCACTGTTAGACTTTTTTGTTTACAGATGGGGCTGGACATGGTTCAAGCAAGATCCAAATGCATGGAAAAAACTTAATCCACAACTTAGCAATAAAATAGAAGAATTAGAAACACGTATAAGAGAATTAGAATCTAAAAAATGAATAAGATATATCTTGTATGCACTCGAGCCGCTATGAGCGGTAGTGCATTAGCATACATTATAAATCAAAGTCCTGATTTTTATAACACACTTCATAATAATGTATGGGAAGAAGAAAACAATGATAGTTTTGGAACAGCATACACAATTAATGATTGGTGGAATTTAAATGATGATATTGCAAACAAATTACAATATGATGTAATTTTTAGAAACACACAACAATTAACAAAAACACAGCTAATTAATTTGTGCAAAGGATTTAATGATTTGTCATTGGATAAAAATTTATGTTTGTTTTCTCATGCTAGAAATATTAAAGAAATAAAAAATCATATAAACAATTACAATCTACCTATAGTAATTGTATCTACTGTATTCGGTGAAAAGTGTGGTACATTTATCAATAGTTGGATTAAAAGAGAATACAGCAACGAAATGAACAAGTTCATTGATCTGTTTGACTCGTGGGAATATATTTTTACACAACGTATCAGTAACGATGAGGAATGGAAGAAACATTCTGACTATGCATTTGGCATGCATGACTGGTTAATAGATACAAACAAAATTTATGATAGTTTAAACATTAAACCATATAATGATATTCATCAATGGACAAAACAATACTTAGATAAAAACAATAGTAATGCAGCACGTTTTAAAGATACAAGTCAAAAGCTATCAACATTACTATCTCTATTTGATTTATTACAATCAAATTACAAACAGGGTCATGAAAAAGTATTATTATGCTACAATTTATTTGAGTTGATACATACGCATAAAAAACACGACCTAGAAACTTTAGTAGATTCTTATCATAAAACATATTGACATTACAACATTTTTTAAGTATAATATACAAAACTTAGGAGTACATCTATGAGCATTGCATTTTCACAAGCAGACATTGACAAATTAAAAAGACTAATCTCAGAAGGCGCACAAGTGCATACTGAAATTGAAACACTAAACGAAGGTCTAAAAGACACAGTAAAACATATTGCAGAAGAGATGGGTATTAAGCCATCTATTCTAAATAAAGCAATAAAGGTAGCACACAAAGCGGAGTTTCACAAACATCGTGAAGACTTTGATGCATTAGAAAATATTTTGGAGAGTGTGGGCAAAGCTGATCAATGAGCTACGTAGACGCATTTCATAACAGAGACACAGACACAATTCACGTAGTAGAACGTGTAAATGGTAAGAGAGAATACAAAGAGTATCCTGCCAAATATACTTTCTATTATAAAGATTCACGTGGCAAGTTTAGAAGTATATTTAATGAGAGCTTGGAACGTGTTGTTTGTAACACAAGTAAGAAGTTCAACACTGAAAAAAAGATACATGCTCATAAAGGTTTGTATGAAAGTGATGTAAATGTTATCTTTAAAACATTTGCTGAAAATTATGATCCTTCTGATACTCCAGACTTACACATTGCATTTTTTGATATTGAGACTGACTTTAACAAAGACTTAGGTTTTGCACCACCAGAGGATCCGTTTAATCCTGTAACAGCTATTGCGTTACATTTAAATTGGATGAAAACAACAATATGTCTTAGTGTAAAGCCAAAAGGTATGAGCGAAGCACAAGCACAAGAAATTATTGACAAGTTTCCTGATACTGTTCTTTGTAAAGATGAAGCAGAACTATTGAGTATGTTCTTAGACTTAATTGATGATGCAGACATTCTTACAGGTTGGAACAGTGAAGGCTTTGATATTCCTTACATAGTTAATCGTGTAAGTCGTATACTAAGCAAAAGTCATACACGTAAGTTTTGTTTGTGGAATAAGTTTCCCAAAGAACGAGAGTTTGAACGTTTTGGTGCAACCAATCAAACATTTGATACACATGGTCGAGTGCATATGGACTACATGCAATTGTATAGAAAATATACATATCACGAAATGCACAGTTATGCACTAGATGCTATTGGTGAATATGAACTTGGTGAACGCAAAGTAGAATATGAAGGAACACTTGATCAGCTTTATAACAATGACTATGAAAAGTTTATTGCATACAACAGACAAGATGTTGACTTGTTGGTAAAACTAGATGCTAAACTTCAGTTCATTGATTTAGCAAACGTACTTGCACATTCTAATACTGTACTACTACAAACAACAATGGGTGCGGTTGCACAAACTGACCAAGCTATTATGAATGAAGCACACAGACATGGGCTGATTGTGCCTGATAAACGCTATGACAAAGATACAACACAAGCGGCAGGTGCGTATGTTGCTGATCCCAAACGAGGCATGCACAAATGGCTAGGCAGTATTGACTTGAACAGTCTGTATCCTAGTATTTTACGTAGTTGTAATATGTCAACAGAAACTATTATTGGACAAGTAAGACATACTTACACAAAGGAAATGATAGAAGCAAGCAAAACAATTGCTGGTGCATGGGAAGGTAGATTTGCTACACATGAATATGAACTGGTAATGGATAAAGACAATCAAGAGTTATTGCATTTAGATTTTGAAAACGGAGAAACGTTCGAAGCTACTGGTGCAGAGATATATGATATTATCTTTAACAGTGGACAACCTTGGATTATAAGTGCAAATGGTACAATATTTACATATGAGAAAAAAGGTATTATTCCTGGACTACTAGAGCGTTGGTATTCAGAACGTAAAGAATTGCAAGCAACAGCAAAAAGTCACAGAAATGATCCTGAGAAGTTTGCATTTTGGGACAAGAGACAACTTGTTAAGAAGATTAACTTGAATAGTTTGTATGGTGCTCTATTAAATCCTGGCAGTAGATTTTTTGATAGTAGGCTAGGACAAAGCACAACACTAACTGGTAGATGTATTGCAAAACATATGGCAAGTGAACTTAACAAAGTTATTGCAGGCGAATACAATCATTTAGGTAATGCTATTGTATATGGCGATACAGACTCTACTTACTTTAGTGCATATCCTATTTTGCAAGATGATATACGCAAAGGTGATGTAGATTGGAGCAAAGATAATATTATTGCTTATTATGATGCAGTATGTGAAGAAGTAAACAAAACATTTCCACGTTTTATGAATACAGCATTTCATTGCACAACAGAACTAGGACAAATTATTGCAGCGGCTAGAGAAACTGTTGGCGAAGCAGGTATCTTTATTACAAAGAAAAGATATGCCATACTTGTGTATGACATGGAAGGTAAGCGTGAAGATATTGATGGGAAGCCTGGAAAAATTAAAGCAATGGGCTTAGACTTAAAGAGAAGTGATACACCAGCATGGATGCAAGACTTTTTAAGTGAACTACTTCTTAAAACACTTACAGGTGCAGAAGAACAAGAAATACTTAACAGAATTATTGAGTTTCGTAAAGAATATAGAGCAAAGCCAAGTTGGCAAAAAGGTTCACCTAAACGTGTTAATAACTTAACATCATATCGCGGTAAAATGGCAAAGTATGACAAAGAACGTAGCAATGCACACAAGAATAGTAAAAGCGTTAAAGACATTAAAAAGCCAGCTATGCCAGGACACGTTACAGCGGCACTTAACTGGAACAAACTACGTGAAGTAAATGCAGACAACTATGCAGTAGAAATTACAGATGGTATGAAAACTATTGTATGTAGACTAAAAGATAATCCGCTTGGTATGACAAGTGTAGGTTATCCCACAGATGAAACACGTTTGCCAGATTGGTTTAAGGATTTGCCATTTGATGATGATCATATGGAAGATATTGTAGTCAGTAAAAAGCTAGAAAACTTATTGGGTGTTATGGATTGGGACTTGGATGCAGCCGCTGCAAAGAATACATTTGCTAGTCTTTTTGACTTTGGCTAAAAATATATTAAAAAAATGGAAGAAAAAGGTTGACAAGTAAGACTTCTTACTATATATTATATGTATAGGTTAACAAAAAGGAACTAATATGTTTGTAGGATACCAAGAAAAAATGTTTAAAAGTAATTGGGGAGTTAACCCTGGATTCAAACATTTATTTGATCAACTATGTGACATGCTTCCATTAATGGGTAGTGTTGAAAATCCACGTAGCACCAACAAACAATTAGAAAAATTCCGTAAAGCACAAAATGTTATATACGATTTATTCAACAATGGTTTGTGTAACAGACGAACTGAATATCGTAATATGTTTGGCGAAGTTCCACTTCCAGGTATTCGTCAGCAAGATTACATAAGCAATATTCGTTGGGAGCAAATAGAAGAAGAAGTTGAAATAAACTTTACTCCTATCATACTCGAAGCTGCAAAAGAACAAGGATTGATATAATGATACGTATTTTTAATTCAGCTGTACCCGGCGAGC